GGGTACTCTGGACGGCGTGAGGGTCACAAGGAGTAAAGGAGCTATTGAAATGTTACAGTATTATAATACCACAAGGGGAGTCAAAAGTCAAGCACAATTTGCAATAAGCAAGCAAGCGGCGCTCGCATACGCTCGCGCCTTCCGTGTTCCTTCCAAGTTCGTTCCAAGTCAAATCCAAGCCAAACAAATTAAAATAAATTCAGAATAGTTGTTGACAGGGTGTGCGGGTAGGGTATAATTATAAACACAAGGATAAAGGAGTGTTACACATGAAGCATTATACAGAATTCGACAAAACCGCTGATTGTTTTGATATACAAGAAATCAAGCGCGGCAAACATAAAGAGGTTATCAAGCGTTGCAACAATGTCTTCACGTTTGATACAGAGGCATCCACATATTACCTTTATTGTGATGAGAAAGGCAACCCTGCAAGGATTGCGACGGCTTTTGACTATAACAAGCCCGTTGACTATTACAAGCGTTGCAAAAAGTATGGCGTATGCTATATTTGGATGCTGCAAGTTCTTGATGAAGTTTATTATGGCAGACAGCTTGACGAACTCAAAGTGTTTTTAGGCATTATACACAAGGTGCTTGGCGAGACCACGCAATGGCGGGTATACGTGCAAAACTTTCCGTATGATTGGCAGTATTGCATCAACGTTATCAATTTTGATGAAGTCTTTGCGCGTGAGCCACGTAAACCTATGTTTGCTATTAGCCGTGAGTTTAGCGTTGAGTTTCGCGATGCATATGTCTTGAATATGATGTCACTTGAAATGGTAGGAAGCAAGTTCAACTTGCCGCATGCCAAAAAAGTTGGTGACCTTGATTATAATGTTGAGCGTTTGCCGTGCACGCCTATGAATAGCAAGGAATTGGGGTACTGTGAATACGACTGTCTTGTATTGGCCGATTATATTGCGATGAAAGCAAAACAATACGGCACGGTATGGGATATTCCTCTCACGCAAACGGGTGAAGTACGCCGCGAGCTTAAAGAAGAGATTATAGCACGCAATCCCCAAAATCCTTGGTATGCGATGAATGACTGGTATCATCGTATATCTCGTATGTGTGAAACAAGCATTGATAATTACAGAGAGTTAGTGCTTTGTTATCAAGGTGGATACACTCACGCGAATGCGCATTACGCCGGGATTATGATGTTCAATGTTGACAGTTACGACTTCAAGAGTTCTTATCCTGCTGTCATGGTCATGGAAAAGTATCCGTCATCCCGGTTCTATGAAGTTGAAGATGACATCTACCATCTTGACATTAACAACTATGCGTATATAATGCATTTGCGTCTTTGGGGTGTGAAGAGCAAGTTGCAGAACACCTATTTAAGCGTGAGCAAATGTGTAGACTTTGATTTGCAGAGTGCAGTTGTTGAAAAAGACAACGGGCGCGTGTACAAGGTTGATATGTGTGAAGTATGGATAACAGAACAGGATTGGTTGACCATACAAGAAGCCTATAAAATGGAAGATGTTGAAGTTTTGGGGCTGAAACGCGCACGCAAGGCATATCTTCCAAAAGAGCTTATCAATTTGTTGGCACGTTTGTTTGAACAAAAGGAAAAGCTTGGCGCTGAAATTAAAGCGCTGAAAGCAAAAGGCATTCTATCTGCGCAAGAAACCGAACGGCTTGCGGTGTTACAGGCTTCCCGTCAATATGTGAAACAATGTATCAACGGTTGTTATGGCATGGCAGTTACGAAATATGTGACAGACCCTGTTGAGTATGATTATAATTATGACGGCGGTGACCATAGCGGATGGGTGCCGTATGAGCCGTATGAAGATATGACTGATGACGAATGGTACAATAAACAACGCTTTGATATGCAAAAGAAGTTAAATGAGGTTAATAGTCACCCGTTGCTGAATTTTGCATGGGGTGTTTGGGTATCTGCATACGCACGGCGCAATTTATGGCGTGCCATTATTGCGCTTGATGAGGGTATCATTTATGATGATACCGACAGTATGAAGATTGCGGAAGATTATGCGGATGCGGCGCGGGAATACGTCAAGGATTACAATGCAGAGGTTTCCGTAAAGATTGCCAACGCCTGCAAGGCTCATAAAATCGACCCTTCTAAATTTGCGCATCTTGGTGAATTTGATTATGAAGGTCGCTATGACAAGTTTATAACCTACGGTGCTAAAAAGTACGCTGTTGAAAAAGATGGCGAACTTGAAATCACGGTATCCGGTGTAAACAAGAAGAAGGCCGTGTGGAATAAAAAGCGGGAAGCAGAAGAGGGCATTGCGAACAAGTTTGATGCCATCGAACGCATTGAAGAGTTTCGTTTAGAGCCTGAATGTGCGGGGGGAAAGCGAAAAGGTACATCTTGGGGATACCATACAAGCGGCCGCATGATTCGGTATTATCTTGATGACCAACCGAAAATCACTCTTACCGATTATCTTGGCAACACTGAGACCATCAATCAAAAGCACGCGACGGCTCTTCAACCTACCACCTATAACCTTGGTATGACGGACGAATACGACAACCGCATCAAGAGTGCGCAAGCTCTTTGTGCTGAATACTGAGGTTGTTAAAAAAATGTCTATTATTTACATTATGTTCGATATGTTGTATAATAAAGGCACAAGGAAAAAGGAGTAAGCATTATGACAGATACAGAATACACGCTTCTTGCAAAGCGTATCAATCAACGGCTCGTTCAAGCGTTGCGCCTTGGCACTGTCAATACAGACGGCAAGCATTTTCAGCAAGAACTTGCGGCAATTGGCAAGACCCGTCTTCCCGAAAAGCTCTCATACTTGCACGGCAAGAATGTTGACGCGGTCTTATCCATCGCGAACAAGTACAAAGACATTACCCGGTTTTATGGTCCTATTCAGGGAAGCGTAAAGAGTGAAGTACGTAAACGCACGGCACTTGAAAAGAAGTATATGTCACTTGTGCGCAAGGTGAATTCGCGTATGCGTGAGATGGAACGTGAAGGACTTGGCGACCTTGGCGGGTATCAAGAAGCTATCGGTGTTTTGAAGATGATGTATGAAAGTCTCATCTATCAAGGCATTCCGGGTGATTCATTTCCCGTTATGCCGGAAGACCTTCCACCGTCTGCAAACCTGAAAGAAATTGTAAACGATTTCGTGCAATTCGTGCATAGTCCGATGACAACAGCACGCGGACGTCGCGAGTATATCGACAGTGTCGATAAAGCATTCACGGACCGGGGCGAATCGGGTTCGGATTTCTTTTCAAGTATGGCGACCCCGCTCACAAAAAAAGACAAGATTGTACTTGGCTATTGGGTTTCTATCTACGGTTCGCTCACGCATCCTTGGCTCGTGAGTGACCAAATTGTTGAGACGGTGCAAGAGTTGAATGAAAGCGGACAAGCACGCGGTGGAATGTCCACGGTTCGACAGATTCAGCGAATGGCAGAGGCTTGGCACAAAGACCCTGAGGGTCACCGTTCATGGTATGGTTATCTTGCCGCCGCAATTGCGGGGCAATTGAAACACTTTAAGTTGTAAAGGAGAATTATTATGAGAAGTTGGGACAAATATTGTGAAGACACTGAGAAGGTATCGAAACATTCATCCGTTGGAATAAAGGAAGGTGATAACAATGGACATTATTCAGGAAATCAAGAAGCGCCAAGAGAAAATCAGCGCAAACACTGAGCGAATCTTCAATCTGCAACAGCAGAATATGAAGTTGCGGGAAGAGATTCGGAAACTGCAGAAGGGGGAGTAAGTATGTATACAATTTATGCTTTTGGGATTGACAAGGAGAAAAAAAACGTTATGGCTCATTCGGATGACTTTGAGAGTTTAGATTCCATCCGGTTTGCTGTTTGCCAAGCAATCGCCGGTATCGATGGTGTGGCCGGGCGGATGAGGTTGTATTGCGACGGCATTGTGCGTGTTGATTTTGAACTTCCTTTGGGCGGTAGAATAGACCTTGCCAACTACTCTTGCGCGTACATTAAAGGATATACAGACTGTATGTGCGATGACGATGAAGGTGATACACAAGAAGCACAAGACAACGAAATCGCTGATAAGTACAACGAACTCGCTGATAAGTACAACGAACTCGCTGATAAGTATAACGAACTCGCTGATAAGTACAACGCTATTATGGCAGGTCCTATTATTATAACGAGTAAAGAACCCAAAGAGACTAGGATACCCCGTAAGTTATTTATTTAACAAGTCCTAAACCATTGACAACGCCTAACAAAGGCGGTACAATATAATCAATGAATCAGAGATGATTCATCCAACACATTTGAGTAAAAGGAGCTACTGCAATGAAACACAACGAATGCTTTATCGACAAAATTCCAGGCGGCTACATTGATACCGATTCCAGCTATCAAGAAGCTATGGAAGCAATTACCAACTCTGGCAAGATGGCAATTAACAAATTTATTGGTAAGATGTTCTTGTATGCGACGGGTCCAAGTCGCACACATCACAACACTACTATCCCGGGTCCAGTTGACTTCAAACCTATCACGGTGCCCGCTGATGTGTCCATCCCGGATGAGGCTTTCAATGCTGAACCGGTGCCGGTGTTTGAGTGTGAGCGTATAATCAACAATGCGCTCACGTGGTTGCTTCCCTTTATGTTCAGTGATGACATCATCTGGGAGCCTGCTTACAAGCACGATTGCGTGATTTCCCTCACTTGCCGGGTTGACGATGAGTCTACCGAAACCATCGACTTTTACAGCGATGACCGGCTGAGCGAATGCAAGAAGAAGCTGCGTAAGATTGTGATGAATGGTTGGCCGGTTGAGTCCTTTGAGCAGGACGGGAGCCTTGCGTTGAACACCGTCTATCTTGAAAAGTTCTTCAAAGCCCTTGGCACTTTGGGCGGTACGCTTGATACTTCCGACGGATACGTAAAGTTCATCCCGTTTGCTGATACGTCCGCGTACTTTTGGGATTTGGTTGGTGAATGATATAGAATCCCTTCCGCATTTTATGAATTAAAGAAAGCCCCTCTCAAACGAGAGGGGCTTTTCTTATTGTTCCACGTGGAACATTTAGTGTCATTCACTGTGTTGCGTTCCTGCGTCATCACTGGTATGGATGTCGATTTCATCATTGACTTCATCGCTGTTGCTCTGAATCAGTTGAGACGGGTTCAGATAGATTTCAGAACCAACTGCGTAGCGACGGTTAGTAAGCCAAGAACTAGTACCAACGCCACCAGGGTAAATACTCAAATGATGTGCGATATTATACTGCACGTACAAGGCAATAGTAGTAAGTGCAGAAGTGTTTATTCCTGCTAGTGCGAGTAAAGGCGCCCACATATCAGATACGACAGGGGAGAAATCATCAGGCATTATAATATACAGAACGGAAGATTCTCCAGAGGTCGCCCAAATATACCCCTCAAATTTCAAATGTTGATGGTCGTTTTTATCGTACCACAATTTGAGATTATCGATGTTGAGGTTCGTAGAGCCCACCTGTGAAGGCGTTACTTCCGCCGCCGCCACCACCGGGCGTGCCGGGTTGACCTTGCGGGATACCATAGTCAATCATGTATAGACCGCCGCCAACATCTTCAAGGGTGACCGTGGGCTCTGCGTCGGGGCTGAGCTTTGTAACAGTACCTACCTCAAAAGTAGGCGTAATCCCATCTTTACCGGGCGCACCGGGCGCACCGGGAGCACCGGGGGCACCGGGCGCACCGGGAGCACCGTCTGCACCCGGTGTTCCGTTCTTAATTTTTGCTGTAGTTGTACCGCTTGCATCTGTGACGGTAATAGTTGCACCCGTTTCGGTCTGGACAACGTTTGCAGTAGGGCTCACACCATCTTTACCGGGCGTACCGGGCGTACCATCATTGCCTTTCGGTCCTTTGATGTTACGAGAGGTCGGGGGTGTAGTGGTGCTAGACTTTGCCCACGAGATAACACCGGCGGTTGTGACGGTAGGATACCACAAATCATCGGAGCCGCCACCGCCGCCACCGCTCTGATTCACCCATTCGTAACCAGAGCCATCTTCTTTCGGCGTTGCAACCTGACCGTGAGTGCCGCCCGGCGGAAGTTCGCGGACGTTCTTTACCGCCGTCAAGAGTTCGTTAAATTTTTGACAAATCTGATTTAACCACTCAATAATGGTCGGTCCGCCTTCATACGGAAGGAACGGAAGAGGAAGCATAGGAATCACTCCATTCTTTGAAATTTTCATCGGTGTCTTTGTATAACGGGCCTGTACCGGGTGTATCGTGAGGCGGGTAAGGAATAGGCGGGATGACGGGGCAAGGGACCTTGCAAGGCTCAACGTTCACATCCATTGTATCACCTTCTTTAAGAGTAGTTACTATAAAAGAGCTGCGCAATTGCGGGGTCCTTTACAATCATCATGTTAATGTTTTCAATCACTTCACGGTAAGCGGCAAGCAGGCGGAATTTTGCTTCCGTCGTGCCCTTGCGGGTAGTGTTTGTAGTACTACCATCTTTGCCGGTTTCCTTGCGGGTTTCAGCATGTTCGCCACTTCCACTCGCTACGGTTTTGCCGGTGTCGGTTCGTGTTGCAGTCGCCGCAACGGTTGTAGTACCTGTATCGCTGTGAGACCCTTCACTCGTACTGTTGCGACGGTTGCTGTTACCCTCTGCGGCATAATTGTCATCCATACCACCGGTATCGCCTGTACCATCACCGGAGTTACCAGAAACCGGGAACACGTAATGTTTATCGTATCCGTGTTCCCCGTTTGTGTCGCTAGTGGACCCGCTACTTTCTGTACTGGTAGTATCATCGCGTTTGTCTTGGCCAGTACGTTCGTCGGTTGTAGTACGGGAATCACTGTTATTGCCCTGAGTTGTTCCCGTACTCTCGCGTGTACCTTCCATAACGGTTTCAAGAGTTTCCTCATAGCTCTGCAACGGATTTGCGCCAATGTCAAGAGCGTCAATGGCGCGGCGTGCATTATAATAGGGCATGATAGCACGCATTGCAAAATCCATCTTTTGGGCCATTTCGTCGGGGGTCTGAAAACCGATTTCACGGGTCCAGTAATATTGAAGAATTGCGCTGTTGATTTCTTCCCGCACACCATCAGAGGGAGCCGGGTATTTACTCAATGCCTTTTCAGTAAAAGGATACCCGGATGCAATCAAGTCACATAGACGTACTGTTGATACTGCCATCGCTTCCACCCTTTCCGCCGTCCGCAACATTCGGTTCGGCCTTTTCATCTTCTTCATCTAACGGAAGCCCGTTGTCATCAAATACGTCCGCACTGTTTTCGGCAGACCCACCAAGCCATTTTACCGTTACTTTCGGGTATCCCATTGCGGCAAGTTTATCGAAACCGTCTTGGCGTGCTTTGATGACTGCTTTTGCTTTCATTGTGATTTGTTCGTTATTCGCGTTGACTTCATCGTCGGTGACGCGTTCGGCCTTGACAACATTGACATTGTTTGTGCCAAGATAGGTCAAGAGTTCAGCCCATTCTTTATCAAGCTCATTTGAAAACGCCGAAATGTTATTGATACATTCGGTATTCAATGCCTTGATGTCGTTGCCCGTGTTGCTATCTACTGCCACGAAAATATAAGGGGTGCCAACGCTAATTTCTTTAATACGATTTTGTAAAGAAAGCTGCTGTGCCTCTGTGCCCGAAATAATGATAGGACAAGAAAGAGAGCTCACGTTGAGATTACGGGCCGTATGCAACTGTGCCATATCCTGCACAATGTGCAACACCATAAGATAGGGAACAATAGGTGTCGCCGTTGCACCCGGATAACTTTTGCACACCGTGTCGTATATAATAACAGCATTAGTGTCTTTAAGATAGGTAATGCCCGTGCCATTTGCCGGACAACTGGACCACTTTGTCGGGTTTCCATAGATGTCGAACGTTGCACCCGGCAAAACGTTGCCGCAACGGTAAGAACCGAGGATTTCATCAAACCAAACCGTATCGCGGCCATCATAAAAAATGCAGCGTTCGGCGTACGACGGGTCAAAATATTTGAGGGCATCGGGGTCTTCACATTCATACGTAACACGGTTCAGGAAAATTTCAAGCGCACGATTTACGTAATAAATGCAAGTGTCTTCCATATCGGCTTGCGCTTTGCGGTAATAATTTGCTTTTTTCACTTAATCACCCCTTAATTGTATTTTTTACACTGTAATCCATCCAAGCGGCAGGGTCGTGCCAAATTCGGAGCCCTGCGTCCATTTGCCGATTGATGACATTCTTTGCCTCTGTGGGAAGGTCGCCTAGGACATTTGCACCTTGCGTCCAGATGAAATTAAAGCGCGTGCGTGTATTCAATTCGGGTTTTTTAATATCATTGATTGCATATCCATAAGCAGTGAAATAATTGTCAATGATTTTGGCGTAATACGACTGCACCTGCATACGGTATTCGATAAAGGACATACGCCCGATTGCAAATTGAATATTGCTATCAGACAGGCCAACTACTTCATTCGGAATGCGTGCGCGGTCCTTTTGCTTGGCAATGGTGTCGGCGGCGTCAAGAGCCGTGTTGGCAATCTGCGCAATGCCAGATACCACACCAGCCGGATTAAGCGTTGCCGCACTTTCAGTAATAGAAGCGACAGCACCTATTGTATTGAAAAGCGCGTCACTCACACCACGAACACCTTTCACCGCATAACTATTTTGGCTTGCAAAATAGTCCGCACGCATTTCATTGTAACTGTAACTGCACTGCGGGTAAGTGTTCAACTCCAATGAATAAAGAGGGTTTTCCTTGTCTGAGGGCCCTTTGTAGCTGTAAGGGATGAGACGGCAGGCTGGGGAATTCGACAACTGAGAATAAAGACGGAAAGTCGGCGTGCGGGCTGGAACGCCTTGAATACTGTCACCCTTGAAATACTCATACCCCATTTCCATCTGAGAACCCGCACCGTTATCAATCACCAAATAATTAAACTGCTGAGTGTAAAGTTTATTATTGTTTGGGGTATACGAACCGAACGTCGTCGGGCTTGCTTTGCCTTTGATGTTATTTACGCGGGGGTAGGCAGAATTGATAGGCTGAACACCGCTTGCGGGTGCCATAAACTTTGGTATCATCCGTAAAATCTGCACACTCTGAATCATCACACCGTCGACAAGTTTTTGAAGATAAAGGTTGACCGCCTGAATTGCGGTGTCTAATTTATCTTGGTCGGTTGTGTCCACCTCAAAAGCGATAAAATTACAAGCTTGATAAATGCCCTGCTGGAAGCGTCCGCCTGCAAAAGACGGGGCGATATTGCTTAGTTTATAGTAAAAACTATCGGAAGCGTCCTTTACTGCGTTGATAATGTATGTACCGGGGTCAGTTTCCGCTGTGGTTTCGGAAGGCTTGTACGTGTACGCAATAAGTACGCACGGCGTCGTATCCCATCCACTTTCCTCAATGATATCGGTGCCAATGCCTGTATATGTGGTACTTCCAATATCAGCAGGGGAGATGACAAATTCTCCAGTTTCGACATTCTCTTCAATGAGGTTCGCGCCAATCGTATCGTCTTTCACCGTCTCACGGCGTACCATTGTCGCGGGGAATTCGCAAGACCAATGCCACGTTTGCCAATAGTCAATCTGAAAAGGTACGGTCACACTTCCAGCAGACGCGGGGCGCGGGGTGCCAATATAGGCATAAAACCACTTGTTAGAAAACTGAGGGTTGCGCCACATGAGATAATTGCAATTGTAGTAATCATCAAGCGTTGAACCATCTGTAAGGGGTACGGTAATTTCCCACGGGTCCCCGTCATTATTAACAGCGCGGCAGTTGTCAAAACTGAACTTTGTTTTGGACAAGAAAAAAGTCGCTTCTTCTTGTTCGCTTGCCAGCCAAAGAACATTATTCATCTGATAATCGACCGGAGCATTTGACAGAAAATGTACGTCGGTCATCGGTTTAATTAAAGGCATATCTTCACTCCAAAAAATAAAGCGGGGGCGGTTGCCCCCGCCGATGTTTAAGAAGCGGTAACGGTCACATCTTTGGTATCCGTTTTGGACGGGTCCTGTGCGCTCGTAGCCGTGACGGAAATAGTGCTTGCGGTTTCGTCGTTTGCGACATAGAGAATGCCGGAAGGGCTGATAAAGGTTTTCTTGGAATTGTTGCCCGTAATGCTCCAATTCAGCTTGGAAGACCAGCCACCTTTTTCACCGCCGTTGACAACCTTTGCCACAATTTCGGTGCTTGCGCACTTTGCGGCCTTCTGACCTGCGGTAATGGTCACGGAAGTGATAGACTTCATAGAATCGACCAGCTCCACGCAATTTTCCATCAGAGAAGTAGAGAAGGTGCCATCAGTGAAATACCAGAAATTCCACACACGATTAAACGGGTCGAAAATCTGAGTCATCTCACGGGACTGCAACCAAATCTGGAACCAGTCTTCCGACACGATAAAGCCAATAGCGCCGTCTTTCTCTGCACCGCCAAGGTTTTTCACCTCAATGGTACGGCCCAAAAATTCGGTCTTATCCATATTGAACGCGGCGGCAAGGACGCCAACATCCTGAGAAGACAAGTATTTGGGGGTAGTGATAAAAAGCACGCGGTTAATATCGGTAAGCTGAGAAACGCCCATCCAGTTATAATCACGGGAAGCGCCAACGGCGAAATTGTGAACGATTTCCTTTTCCTTTGCCACATTATACTTCAATGCAGGTTCGTCCAGATAAACTTTACCGGACTCCTGCGGCAAAGTGATGTTGCTGTTGATTTTGACCGGGCAAGCAAATCCGCCAGCATGCGCCAGTGCAAACAGCTGAGTACTCGACTTCGATTCCTCATCAATCATAGAAGTGACGAGGGTGCGCTGGATAGCATTCACAACGTCGTTAAAGCCCTCATAGGAGCTGAACGCACGCTTCAAGAGTACGTTAGAGATGGATGCCTTTACACGCTTCTGGAAGTTGATGGAATGGAAGTTCGTGTAAACGCGGGGAGGTTCAACGCCGAACACATCGTCATACGTTGAAGTATCACACGCGGCCCAATCCACCACATGCAATTTATCTGCCAGAATCTCTTCTACCGTGGAGCCGTATTCTCGCATTTCCTTGTATACGATGGACAGCGGGTTCTTTGCTTCGGATGCCTTTACGGTGCCGGTAATAACCGCATTGATAAGGGCAGGGCCAAACTCGTTGAACTTCGGGTCATACTTGCGGATAGCGCCGAAAAATTCGGCGGCGTTATCGGCAGTAGGTTCGGGAATCAGTGCCTGAACATTTGCAGACATCGCATTATATGCGGCCTGCGCACGTGCCAAGCCCTGAACTTCGGGGGTTGCTTTAGTTGCCAATATAAATCACCTCTTTAAGAATCATAAATAAGGTCTTCCAACTCTTTCGGGTCGGTCTCTTCGGTTGTCTCTTCTTTGGTCTCAACGGTATCTGTTACGTCATCGGGAACTTCGGGAGGCTCGCGGCCTGCAATCATAGCGCGGTAAGCTTCTTTCACTTTGTCATAGTCGCTTTTTGCAACATACTCAATGTCAGGCACGGCTTCCGCGATGTCTTTAAGATTATCGCGAACGCTTGCCACAACATCACCGGCGGAAGTCAATGCTTCACCGTCCAGGGTTGCAAGGTATTCGTCCAGCGAATTCAATGCGGTAGAGACTCGCTGAACAACCTCTTCACGCGTCATTCAATCACCTCAACTTTCTGAACGTGTATAGGTCAACTTGAGAGAATTGCACAACTCCAACAGCTTTGCCATATCGGAGCCAGTTGCGTGAATCTTAATATAATCGCCGCTAGAAGGGGCGCTCTCTTTCTCACGCTCTACACTCTGATAAGACCCAAGGTGTTTTGCCACGCTTGCGTTGGCAGTTGTGAAATTTTTATCAAGCCAACTTAAAGGATTAACACGGGTGCCGTTATAAAGAACCTCATAATGTAAATGTTCCCCGTAACAGTTGCCCGTTTCCCCTGAATAGCCAATCAGGTCCCCTTCGTTGACCGTCTGCCCATTCTTTACGAGGATTGTTTTCAAATGCGCATAGCGCGTTTGAAGATTTTTGCCCTTGTAGGGGCTGTGACGGATTCGCACCATGTTGCCATAACTCTGCATGCCGGTTTTGCTTTTACCGTTCCAGTATTGCACTTGGTCAACCGTACCGGATTCAGACGCATAGACAGGCGTTCCAATACCTGCACGGAAATCCAATGCCCTGTGTGCCGAACCGTTATTGTAAGTCCAGCCAGCCGTAATGATATGGTTTAACAGAGGCCATTCCAGAACTACTTCACCATCACTTCGACGCATCGTTGCCGCCTTTCAACTTGTCCAGATAGGGCTTGAATAGAGCACACATCTGAGGATTCACTGCGCAAATGTTTTCAAGAATACTAATAAGCTCCATAATACAAATGTACACCGTTACGGCAGGAACGGCAGGAACATCGACCCCAACGTTGACATATACAACAGCATACTCAACAAAATAGGCGACTGCCATTGCCATAACTTCCATACTTTTATGGAAACCACCCTCTCGCATAATGGCAGAATTATAATTGCCATTATACCCGGCCTTGATAAGGCCAGTCACGACATCAAACACAATGAAACCCAAAACGATGATAAGATACATATAACACCTCCTGCTATTTCTTTATAATTAAAATAGCACTTTGTTAAATCTTTGTCAATACCATTTGTTAAAAATTTAACGGGAATTTCCCTATATGGCTCAATAGAAACAAAATAGGAATAATATCGGGTTCACCGGATGTATCATAATTCGCGGCATTCGGGGTCCATTCAAGTATTCCAAAAGAGCCCCATTGCAACCCGCCACGTTGGTCAATGTCGGAAAAATCGGAAGGCGGATAATGCTCGCTGTCGGTGTCGATTTCCATCATATAACGCGCAATACTGCAAGTAATGCCGCGCCAAACTTTAACATATTGTACAGGGTTGGTATCTATATGGACAAACAACGAACCGGATAAGCTTGTTTGCAAATCATATTCTTTGATTTCATCAACCCCGGCGGCTTTGTCCAAAAGCAAAATATTCGCTTTGCTTGGATGCGGACTCTTTTCGATGTATGCACTTTCGGGGGCCACAAAAACGGCAAGCTTATCGAAACCCGAAATACTATATGTAAAATCGGTCATACCAAAATTAAAGCCGCCGTCTGCCTGTCCACGCGTTTGCCAGTCGCCTGCAAAGTTTATGGTAGATTGCAACACCCGCCATCCGCTTGTGTATAAATTCTGTGATGTGTACCACGATAAATCAAACTCGTCGAATACGGGGGCAAGCGATGTAAGTGACATGATTTGCTTTGTGCTTGGATGAACACGAAACATCATAGGAATACTTGCAGGTGCCTCGTCGGGAATTAACGGGTTGCCGTATTTGCTATAATGGATAGGAACATCAACGCTATGAACACTCTTTTGATAGTTCGATTTTGCTGTATACCACGCAAATATAAATTGAAAAGGCGCGTCGGTATCACTCACCGCTTTTTTGGTTATTTGGCTCGTAGACCATTGTACGAAATCCAGATATGTGTTACTGTATTCGCCAGGTAGAGCCCCTGTGCCACGCTCACGAATCATCGATTTTGGATTGTTGTCGCTTTCACTGCGTAAACGATGGTAATAAATCAACACCTGCGAATTCGAAGGAAGTGCCGTGCCTTGAATCGACTGCACACCGCCTAGAACACCGTCGGGAAAAATAACGCTTTCTTCTATATCGTATAACGCAAATGTAAAGCCGTTTCCGTAATAGCTATAAACAAGACCAAGCTCTGCAACTTTGGAAAACCATGTGTTGCCACTTAATCCACATAACATAAAAGGCGTGCCTTTTTCTACTGTCACATTAGATGCGACCAAATACACGAAATTACCCGCCGATAGAATCATCCGCTTTGTGTTGGTTTCATCGTACAAAACCGTCAATCTGTTTTCATCTTGATAGTATCCCTTAAATGGCATATAAATCAAAAAGTTTGAAAAGGGTATCACGGTATAAGGCCCTGCAGTATAATCGTGTACGGTAGGAATCTCTACTTCCTGATTATAAATATGCGCCTCTGTTACGCCATAGTCCAACATTGTGCAACGCATTAGAAATTTCCTTTCATAACGGTAAAAAATGCTTGCTTTGCAAGTTGACTCTCAAAAAACACATGTCCTTCATCAAGACGATTAACAAGATTACCACCCGCATAGCTTGTCATAAACGCACGACGGGATTTCGTACCGTACTCTTTATCAATTGTCGACATTTCAAAACATTCTACGTTTTTGCTGCCCGTGTTTTCACTGAAAAAAACGTCATTGCTGTATTTATCATACCAAATACCGAAAAGACGGTCATCAACGCGCCACATATAACGCAACACTGCATAACGTCCTTTTGTTTTAATAAAGTTGTCGTTATCACGCAAAGCTTTATTGTATAGCGAAAAATTCCCGTATTCTGTATCTGCGGTCCATTCTGCAAACCAACTATTTTTGCGTGCGTCAAGAAGTTCTTTACTTGTTTCACACCATTCGACTGCAACATGACGCGCAGGATTTTGCCACATCTTTTGCCCCGTCGGCATATATCCCTCATTTAAGAAATAAGGATTATAGACTGAAACGGCGTTACTCATCGCAAACACACGGGTATTGTTATCATAACGTATAATGCTATCTACTGCACCTTGAAATACCTGATACTCTTTCGGAAGATACGCGTTTGCCCCGCTCTTGTGTGAGATATACTCATCGTTAATGATAGTAGTCACATTCGCAAAATCAATACCCGCGCTGCGAACATGGTCCAAATCTATCATGTACCCTGCTTCAATTCCTTTATAAGTGATGATGTTGCCCTTGTTTACTTTCCAATTCTTGCGGATATCGTATGGATATTTTGAAAACATCTTCCGCCTTTCAAGTTGAATCTCTTTGTCACGACGTCGCATATAAACAAAGCGGTGTACTTCCCCTGCATCAAGTGCTTTCTCAACTTGCTTCGGGTCCGCATTGCACAACTCTTCGGCCGGTATCATAAATTGGTCCATTGCGGTAAGACGCGTGTTATATGTTTTTCCAATACCACGCCCGCCGCAAGCATATAACATATGTTGTCCTGTTTCAACTAAATCATTGCAATACCAATGCACGCCGTCAGGCTTCTCCAAGTAGAAACCGTCATCGGTCATAAGGTACGTGCCAAATTTACCTGTTAATTCTTTCACAATGTACCCCCAAAAAATAAACAGCCTCGGAGGGTTGACCAACCTCACGGCGGCATGCTTTCGCAAGTGGTTACCCGCGCGCTTCACTCCAAGACTGCTTATGGTACGGTATGTAGGATTCGAACCTACGACCACCCGCTTCGTAGGCGGGTACTCTATCCATCTGAGCTAATACCGTATATTAAAGCCTTGCCCGAGTTGACGGGCTTCTCCGTGTGTACACCAACCCTGAGGTCCGGCGCATTGTGCGTTATGCTATAGGCTTTACTGTATTATATACCCTACCCGCACACCCTGTCAACAACTATTCTGAATTTATTTTAATTTGTTTGGCTTGGATTTGACTTGGAACGAACTTGGAAGGAACACGGAAGGCGCGAGCGTATGCGAGCGCCGCTTGCTTGCTTATTGCAAATTGTGCTTGACTTTTGACTCCCCTTGTGGTATTATAATACTGTAACATTTCAATAGCTCCTTTACTCCTTGTGACCCTCACGCCGTCCAGAGTACCC